CAATCCTATTTCAGTGGTTGGGGACCCAGCAGGATCATCTAAAATTATTATGCAAGAGTTTAGTGAGAAATATAAAATACATATGGAATCAGCTCAAAAGACAAATAAAGCTCATTATGTGGAAGTTTTGGACGATGCGCTATTAAATAACAATTTACTTATTTGTAAAGAAAATGTAGAATTGATTGCAGAGCTTAAGTCACTAGTTTGGAATGAAGAACGCACTAGAGAAAGGGAGGGACAACCATGTGACTATTTTGACAGTGTTTTATATGCTTTTAGGGCGGCGCGAGCCTATTTAGAAAAGGTTCCAATACCTGTCAAACCCAAGACACCAGAAGACATAGCCCGTGAAATGGAACAGCAATTAGTTGAGCAATATAAGAAAAAACATGATGATGGAAGCACAGATGCTATTTTCCAGACCATCTATGATGACTTTTCATTTGGAGATTAAATGAATCAACAAGAACTATATAATTACCTACATACAAATTATGAATACCGCGACGGCCATTTATATTATAAACAAGTTCATAAATTAAATACAAACTGTAAAATAGGAGATAGGGCCGGAACTCAAAACGGCAATGGGTATTGGCATATTACAATAAAAGATAAAATATATAAAGCCCATCATCTGGTTTATTTATATCACAATCAAAAACTGCCAAAAATGATTGATCATATTAATCATATTAAAAATGACAATAGAATTGAAAATTTAAGGGAAGTTACAGACTCAGAAAATGGGCACAATCGCGGCACACCTAAAAATAATTCTAGTGGTTATAAAGGAGTTAGTTGGGCCAAAGCCAATAAAAAATGGAAAAGTCAAATAAGAATAGATAATAAATACATATTTTTAGGGTATTATTCTACCCCTGAACTAGCATATGAAGCTTATTGCAATTATGTACAAAACAATTTAACTATTTACTGCCTAGGAGATAACAATGGTAGCGTTTGATAATTTAGCCGGCCATCCGGATTGGAGTGAGTGTGATACTAAAAGCGTGGCCGATTCCATATTTTCACAGGTGAATGACTTTGACCGCTCCACAATTAATAATTTAAACAGTTCTGGTATGACGGGGCTGAGAGCTTACACACAGAGGGACTATCAATCATTATATTCTCTTACTCAATTCGGTAGTTTAGATCTTAACACTCAATTGTCCATATCCCCAACAACCCTTAAAACTTCTTTTAACCTAACTGCGATTATTATAAAGGCAATACTAAAGGCCGTAAGCTTGCAGAAGATTTAAACTATCTATTAAAAGGCCTATTCCATAAACACCGCCTTTCTCATTTAATTCAACTAGCTTTTAGAGATGCTATGATTAAACGTGTAGGATATCTTAAAGTTATACATGATGAAAAAAATGGTGTCAAGATAGAAAGAATTAGTTCTGATGAAATTATTATAGATCAATCAGACGGCTATTATAACGATCCATATAAAATGATACATCGTAAGGCTGTTCCTATTCAAGTATTAGAAAAACTATATCCAGAACATAAACAACTTATTAGACAGTCTGATATTAAACAAATTCAAATGGGAAATATGAAAGACTATACCTCATGTGTGATAATTGCAGAAGCATATTGCAAAAATACATATAAGGATAAAGGTCGTCATGTTATCTGTGTTTCTGCTGGTGTAATCTTAGATGAAGAGTGGGATAAAGACTATTTACCAGTTGTTAAGATTGATTATAATGAACCAGTTGTTGGTTGGTTAGGAAATAGTGTTGTAGATGAGCTACTACCATTACAGATGGAAATTGACCGCATTCTTGTTTCTATGCAAGCGATATTAAAGATTATGAGTGTTCCAACTTGGTTGGTTGACAGTAATGCTCAAATGAATAAGCAACACCGCACTAATAAGATTGGACTTATTTGGGAAGGTGACTTTAAAAATGGTATTGTACCAATTCTCCATAATGGTGCTGCATTACCTCCTGAATTACGTCAAACACTTGAATTTCTTATACAACAAGGATACGCTAGAGCCGGTCTAACTCCGATGGATACTCAAGGTATGCAAAAGACAGGATCTGGTAACCAATCTGGCGAAGCACTTAAAACTATGGTGGATATTAAAAGTGAAAGATGGCAAATGCTTCAATCTAACTTTGAGGCTAAACATATTGAACTTGCTAATATTATATTACGTGAGCTTCAAGGAACTAAAATAAAAGTTTCAGCGCTTGATAGAAATATCGGATTAAGAGAAATATCTACTAAAGTTATTCCTAAAACACATGAATCTTATGTATTGCGTATGTATCCCGTATCTGCACTTCCTGATAGTATTCCAGATTTAATTGACAGTGTGTCTCAAATGTTACAATTAGGAGTTATTCAACCATCTCAAGTACCGGAACTATTTAATATGCCCGATATTGACGCTAAAACCTCTATACAAATTGCACCACAAAAGCTAATTGATAAGCAAATAGACGAAATGTTAGATACATTAGTTTATAGATCTCCTGAACCATATCACGATATTAACTATGCTCAAATGGCTGCAATGCAACAATATAACTTCTTACAGCTAAATGAGGGATCTGAAGAACAATTAGCATTATTACGGAGGTATATAAACGATGTAAAACAATTACTTGCTCAAGTTCCACCACCACCGGCACCGATGCCACCAACTAAATAAACTCGCTAACCCGGGTTAAGGAGAGGGCTTTGCCCTAGAAAAGGACACACACATGACTGAAGAAATTACTATGCCTGAAACAGTTTCAGAGCCAACCAACGAACAGTTAGGCAATCTTAAGGAAGCTATTAAATCTCATACAGAATCTGTAGAATCTAAGGCGGAAGCCTTTGCTAAGATTAGTAAACAAGAGAAATTCTTAAGAGCCGAAAGAGCTAAAATTGAAGAAGCTCGTAGGGCGTTTGATGCTGAGAAACAAAAAGCGGAAAGCTACAATAGATTATCATCTGCTAAAGATCCATTTGAAATTTTAGAGCATTTTGGTATTACTTATGAGCAACTATTAGAGGCAGATCAAAAACGTGCAAATCCAATTGATCCTACTGTTAAAAAAGCATTGGATAAAGTTCAAGAATTAGAAAATCGCCTTAAAGCTAAAGAAGAAGAAGCTATTCAAGAGCGGAGAACCAAAGCAGAAATGCAATTACGTGCAGAGATTACTAAAACTATTAAAGAACAAGATTACGATATTATTGAGCTTGCAGGTGCAGAGCAATCCGTAATTGATTATATGGAAGAAATCTACAATCAAACCGGTAAAGTTATTCCAGCTCAAGAAGCATGTGATGCTGTCACAAATGCGTTGGTTGAACAATACCAAAAAGTAAGTAAATCAAAACGTTTACAACCTAAAGTAGAGCAACCTAAAGTGGAAATGCCAAAAGAACCTACTAAAACACTTACTAATAAGATGACACAATCATCTACTAAATCTTCAGCACCTATGACTGAGCAAGAGCGTATTAAAGCTGCATTGGCTTTGATGCCTTAACCAATTGTTCTAGAGTTATTAGATAGAGTCGGGACAAACTATCTTAAAAGCATAATACTTCCCAAAGTGTTGTGGGTACGGGCATAGGGAAAATCTTTTTTTAACCTAGGCAATAACGCCTATAACTTATTTATTGAGGATATTATGACTCTCGACATTGCCAGTTTTCAACCGATGTTGAAACAACTCTACCCAGATGAAGCAATTCGTCAAATGGGATACCTTTCTAACCCTTTTTATGCTTTAGTAGCTAAAGACACTGACTTTGTTGGTGAAGTTTCTAAAGAACCAATTGTGGTTTCCGCTGTTCAAAACCGTTCAGCTACTTTTAGTACTGCAAATACTTCAGCTACTAACTCAATTACTCGTGCTTTCTTATTAAGCCGTGTTCAAAACTATTCAAATGCCTATATTGCAAATGAAATTCTTTTAGCTTCTATGTCAGATAAAGGCGCATTTTTACAAGCACTTAAATTTGAAATAGATAAAGCACTTTTTTCGTTAACTAAATCTATTGCTACTCAATTATTCCGTGCAGGTACAGGTACTGTTGCTCGTATTGCTTCTACTGCTACTATTAACTCCGCTGTAACTATGGTTGTTTTAGAGAGACCAGAAGATATTGTTAACATTGAATATGGTATGAACCTTGCATTTTCTGCAACTGATGGTGGTGCTGCTAGAGCTTATGCTTCTACAGGCGCTTATGTAGTTTCTGTTGACCGTCAAGCTGGATCTTTTCTATGTTCTGCTACTTTTGGTGGAGCTGCTGCTGCTTTAACTTCTTTAATTACTGGCGTTGCAGTTAGTGACTATATTTACCAATCTGCTGGGGATATTAACAAAACTATTAGTGGTTTACAAGCATTCCTTCCTGGATCTGCTGTTACTTCTACTTCTTTCTTTGGCGTTGACCGTACTATTGATAAGACTCGTCTTGCTGGTATTACTTTAGATGCTTCTAGCTACTCTATTGACGAAGCTTTAATTCAAGGTTCTAACTTAGTTGCTCGTGAAGGTGGCCGTCCTGACTATGTATTTATGAGTTTCAAAGATTTCTCTAATCTTGTAACTACTTTAGGTGCTAAACAACAATATATACAACACACTAATGTTGATGTTAAAGATCCCGGTGTAAGTGTTGGTTATAGTGGTGTTAAAATAATTGGTGCTACTGGTCCTATGACTGTTGTACCTGATGTTAACTGCCCAGTTGGTAAAGCATTCGTTCTTCAAATGGATACTTGGAAACTTAAATCCCTTGGTGAGCCTGCTCGTTTATTTGATGGTGACTCTTTAACAGTTATTCGTGACCCAAGTGGTGACAACGTAATTGTTCGTTGTGTTTCCTATGCTCAATTAAGCTGCCGCGCTCCTGGTTGGAATGCAGTTGTAACTCTACCCTCCTAATAACTAACGGGCCTTCTCTAACATTGTAGTTAGGTTGGCCCTTTACCCTGGCTTTGCCAGAGAAACGAGATTTTTATGGCTTCGCGGCTATTAAAACAATTTCAATATTCGTTAGAAGATCGGGTAACAAGTATATTTGCTAACATTCCAATTGGTGCTTCAGGCGCTGTCGGAACTCTTGATCCAGTTAAAAATCAAGGCATTTTGAGTGTTACTCGCAACAGTACAGGTAAATATACTATTGTACTTGGTGCTTCTTCTTTATCCAAAATAGATTACTATAAAAGATTACTTTCATTAGATGTGACTGTATTACAATCTGGAATTCCTACAACTCTTGATGTTTCGGTAGATACCGATTCTGTTGCTTCTGCTGGTTCTGTTGTAATTCAATTTAGCGGTCCAACTAACGCTTCAACTACTACTCCTATTGCTGCAGATCCAAATAACGGCGCTGTATTACTTCTACATATTCGCGTAAAGGGCTAAATCTATGAAATTAGATGGTAAAGCCCTTGCCGCTGCCATGTTAGCTAAGTCTAAAGATTCTGATGAAGACAGAATGGAAGACCTTACAGAAGAGTCTATGGAAATGGACCTAATGAAAGACATGATGATGGCAATAAAAGAAGAACGAGCTGAAGTACTTTACAGTGCTTTATGTCGCATGATTGACATGCATTTAAATCATCCAAAAGAGAAGAAAGAAGACTAAGATGCTTATAACCATACAAACAATAACGGATTCAGCTATTGACCTTGCAGATATGCGTCGCTCTGCATTTATTGATCAGTCAGGTACAGCAAGTTCAGAGTTAATTCGTTATGTTAATATGGCTTATAAAGACGTCTACCAACAAATTGTGCAATCCAAAGAAAATTATTTTGCACAGCCGTATGCTTTTAATCTTGTAGGTGCTCAAGGTACTTACACTTTACCTACTGATTTCTATAAACTAAATGGTGTAGATTTAGCTTTAGACAATTCCAATACTCGTTTTATTACACTTTCTCCTGCTATGTTTAAAGATAGAAATAAGTATAAATCATCCATTAACGCACTTACTGCCCCCTATGGTCAAGTATTTCGTTATTTACTTATCAAAGACACGATCCAATTTATTCCTGTTCCTACATCTGCTTTTCAAGTCATTGTTTGGTACACTCCTGAGCCCGCAACAATTACTTCATTATCAGATACTGTAACACTTCCGCCAGGTTGTGACGAATATATGTCACTTTACATTGGTGCCATGATGAAGGCCAAGGAAGAATCAGATCCCTCAGCTTTAGATTTTAAACGAAATCAAGTTCTTTTACAACTAAAAAGTTCATTACGAGAAAGAGACACCGGATCTGCTAATTATGTAGTGGATGAGGAATCTATTAATCTAGGAGCTATACTACCATTTAGAGGGTTTTATTAATGCTTCCTTACACCCAAGTTAATGCAACTACTCGTGAAACTCAAGAGTTAAACAACAACGTATCTAGAGTATTTAGTTCTTTATATGGTAATCCTCTTTTAAATCAATTAACTATTGTCAAGAATGTGGAATTTGTAAATGGAGTAGACAACCCAATACAACACAAATTAAATAAAAATGTTACGGGGTATGTTATCATTAAAGCTAATGCCGCTGTCCACGTGTTTACTTCTCCTACTACTAATCCAATACCCACAGCTTCTATTATTTTAAGGTCCAATGCAGATGCTACTGTAGATCTTTTATTTTTTTAAGGAAAACAAATGACAACCACAACCCCAAATATGAATCTTGTATTGCCAGATGTTTTACTAACTTCTGGGCCTGAATACGCTAACTTAATAAACGCTGCTCAATCAGTAATTGATGCACATGATCACAGTTCTGGTAATGGGGTTAGAATTACACCCGCTGGCCTTAATATTTCTAGTGATTTAAGCTTTCAACAAACAAGTAATGCCACTAATCTTCGCACATTGCGGTTTTATAACAATTCTTCCATTACTATAGGAGCTGCAGATAAAGGTTGTTTCTATGTTCTTAATAATGAGTTATATTTTATTGATGGGGCTGGGAACAGTTTACAACTTACTCTTGGTGGGGCTATTAACCTTAGTGGTACTGTTTCCCTTATTAATATTAAAGATACAAACTTTACTATTCAACATGCTGGGGATACTACTAAACAAGCAAAATTTGATGTATCGGCTATACCTGCTAGCACTACACGTACATTTTCAATACCCGATTCTGGAGCAAATGATACCCTGGTTACTCAAGCAGCTACTCAAACTCTTACTAATAAAACATTAAGCGGTAATATAGCTACCAACCTTGTAAGCGGAGCAGCTACAATTACTTTACCAACAGTTACGAGCACACTCGCTACATTAGCAGGTACCGAAACATTTACTAATAAAACTATTACGGGTAATACCGCGGCAAACCTTAAACCAGATGGAGTAGCTGTATTAACTTTACCTGCGGTAACGGATACTGTAGCTACCCTTACTTCAACCCAAACCCTTACAAACAAAACATTGTCCGGCAACATTGCAACAAACTTAGTAAGTGGCGCAGCTACAATAACTTTACCTACAACTACTGGTACTTTAGCTACTTTAGCAAATGCAGAAACCTTAACAAATAAAACTTTAGGCCAAACTGTAGTAAATAGTGGAAATGCTATTCGGTTTAATAATGCTAGTGATACTTTTTATACTACATTAAAAGGTGGAGCTGTAGCGGCTAATGATGTTATTATTACTCTACCTATTACTACTCCTTCTGCCGGCCAATTCCTTCAATCTACGGATACCTCAGGAACTTTAACTTGGGGCAACCCATCTAATACTTTAGCTATTGTTGCTGCAAATGATAGTAATAAAATCTTTACAAATGCAGATGGTAGATATCAATTATGTACCCCCACGGCAGCTCGCACATACACTCTACCAACTACAAGCATTCCTCAGGGAGATATTTGGACATTTAATAATGCGTCTAACTTTAGAATCCAAATAAATGCGTCAGGGGGTGCGTTGGTGGGATTCATTTACCCTGGTTCCAAAACAACTTTTGTCTCAAAAATAGCAACACCAACTGGGGCTGCAGATTGGCAAGCAATTTGGAACAGCGCAGGCTATATAAGGGGAATGTTAAATGGTTCTGCTCCATCTGCTGGAGCCCTAGGTGAACAACTTGTATCTACTGTTACAACAGCTACTAACTATGCAGCATCTCTAACAACATTCAATGCTACATCTCTTGCATTGTCCGCTGGCGTGTGGGAAATTACTTATCAATTGACTACAATTATTAACGGATCAACACCAAGTGGTGGATATGAAATGGCCATTAGCGCTAACAGTGCGAGCTATACAGGAACTACATTAGGAGATAGTCGTGTAGGTGTTCTTACTCCACAAACTTTAACTAACTCCACCACTACTATTGCAGCATGGCGTTTAGTACTATCTTCTGCAGCTACCTACTATGCTATTGCTTCAGGAACCTACTCAGCAGGTACTCCACAATATGTGTGTAGATTTAAAGCAGTGAGGACAGCATAATGCATATAATTAGACAATATTTTACTGAATATAAAGACCCTTCTACAGGGGAAATACAAACAAATGTCTGGCTTATATCTGCTAAATGTTCTACACTAGTAGATGCACTAGCACAATTACAAAGATTTATTGATACAGGAATTTTACCTGAAAATTTACAACTAACAATCGAGGAATAATATGCCATTAAATAAACAGGTTGTGAATATACCTTTTAAAGGTCTTCAAACTAAAATAGACCCAAAAATGGCACCTATTGGTACATACGAAACTGTAGATAATTTTGTAATGTCTCAATATCCACAGCTTGTTAAAAGAGATGGTCTTCAAACTATTGGTGAAACAACCACCCCGTCTGAAATTCAAACTAACTATACTTATGGTGAAGAAGTTGGGTTAATAACCACTTCTGGGCTCTATTCATATAGTCCGTCATTAGATAGTTTTCAATTAAAAGGTAATACCTCTTCTCCAGTTATTACTTCTTATTCCGTTATAGCAAACACTTACACTCAAAGTAACTGTACTTCTGCTTTGACTACAAACAACTTGTTAGCAACTATTTGGGAAGACTCCAGAGGTGGAATTAGACTATCTATAAAAGATGTGATAAGTGGTACGTTTCTTGTTTCTGATTACCAATTAGCTGCTCTTGGCTCCCGTCCTAAAGTATTATCAATTGGCGAAAAAATAATATTTTCATGGATTGAGGAAAGCACTACTTCTCTTAAAATTCAACAATATAATGCTACATTAAATAGTTTTTATACTGCAGTTACAATGACTACAAATACAGGCACTTCCTATTGCTATGATATTGCGGATTGTATTGATCAGTGTTTGGTTGTGTACGCAGAAAATGTTGCATCCCCCAACGCATTTGTAGGGGCGTATTATAATGTAAATACTCAAACTATTGGAGCACCTATCAATGGCCTACCTTCTCCAGCTAGTTTAAATTTTACTTTTTTATTATCAGGAACTAGGACAATTTCTATTGCGGTCGATACAGCTACAAAACAAAAATTTAGTATTGTTGCGCATGTGACCACTCGCAGGGCCTATATAAAATCTTTTAATAACTTGTTTGTAGCATTGGGAGCAGAAACTGAAATTACAAGTTCCCCAACTACAGATCCTCCTGTTGCAATAACATCTTGTTTAGACCCCGACAATAATTTATATGTTTTTTATTCCACAAAAGCAACCGAATCACATACTTTTCAAGCTAAAATAAGTGGCGTATTTACAACTCCTACAATTGTGTATAATAGGGCGTTTATACATCAAATGGGATTATCATCAACAGCTATTTATTACAATAACAATGCCTATGTAATATTAGGTTATGATAGTACATTACAAGCAACTTATTTTGGATTAAGAGATGATGGAGCTTGTTTTGCTCGACTATATGCAACTATTGCTGGTGGAAATATAACTAAATTTAATTGCCTTTCTCGGTTTAACTTAGCGTCATATCAAGAAAATACATATGTTGTTGCTCTACTTCAAAAAACTAGAATTGTAGCAAGTGCCGGCTCATATTTTACTACAACTTCAGTGTTTAGTGAACAAATTTATTTTACTCCTACTAATATTGACCATGATTTGGCTGGAAATGTAATGAACTTTGCAGGAGGATATTTAAAACAATATGATGGAGCTAATACAGTATTTGAACATGGGTTTCATCTATATCCAGAAGCCCCTGGTTTAGTACAAAGTCATACGGGTGGATCAATATCTCCTGCGGGAAATTACAGCTATATTGTATGTTGGGAATGGAGAAGATTTCAGGATGCTAGGTCTCCTGTAATTATGGCGGTATATAGAACTCAAAATGCTGGTACAGTTTATTACAGAGTAAATCAATTAGAGTCACAATACATTTATAATGACTCTACTGCAACTACCTTAACCTTTGTTGATACTTTTGCGGATGCTACAATAGGCGCTAACTCTACTTTATACACTACAGGAGGAGTTTTAAATAATGTGGCTACTCCTTCTGCTAATCTTTTAGCGGTATGTAAAAACGTTGCAGTTATTGCAGGTATCGACACTTATCCTAATCAAGTTTTTTATTCTAAACCTATTCAACCAGGTATAGCCATTGAATTTTCCAACGAATTATCTTTTATAGTAGATAGTTTAGGAGGAAGAATAACAGCTATTGCAGCTATGGATGATAAAGTACTAATATTTAAAAAATCTTTAATATATTATGTATCCGGTCAATTTCCGGATTCATTAGCAAATGGCGCAGCCCCCCTACCATTATTAGTATCGTCTGACTGTGGATGTGAAAACCCACAATCTATTGTTTTAACTGGCTTAGGTATTATGTTTCAATCTCCTAAAGGAATTTATCTTGTAGACAGACAAT